CCGATAAATTCTGTGATATTAGTTACTGTTGATCCGTCAGAGTGATTTGCAGGTGTTGTTCCATTCTGACCTCTGCTCAAAGTTTGTAAGGTATTAGAGTTTTTGCTTGCGTAAGCTATATCCTCTGAACCTATTCTAATTGTCCCTGAACTAGGAAAGTTACTTGCGTCTGTCAAAATTACTTGTGCTGTTGTCCCTGAAGCTAAAGTTCCACCATTATTCATAGTCGTAGTGGTTTGTGCAATAGTTCGACCTCCAAATAAATAAGTGCCCCACCCATATCCATAAGTTTGATTTAATGGTCCTACAGGTTCATAAGGATTCACATCTAAAGTGCCGTTGTTTGTAACGCCAGTGTCTGACTCTGCTAGTGGCATTAATATAGTAAAGGTTGTAATTGTTGGCACAGTTTGAACTTCAAATAATTTATTATTAAAATCAGCAGCAGTAAAATCTGTAGAACTTGAGAAAGAAGCTGCATTAGCAAATGTTGTAATCTCACCAACTTCTAAATTGTGAGCTGCACTCGTTGTAATTGTAACTACTCTTGATCCGTTGGTCGTTGATATGTTTGCGCCTGTTGAAAAATTATCTGTCTCTAGAGGAGTGATATCGTAAAAGGCACCTTCATAATAAATAATCAAAACTTTATCTGTCCCGATAGCAGCATATCTTTTTCCATTTGTAGCTGACCACACATGTTGAGCTCTTGCAGCTCCTACTATTTTATCATCTACTAGAGCAGACCAACCACCAATCTTTTCAGGTTCTCCGTATCTAAATCTCACATTATCACCGTCAATCCAACGACCCTCTGCATCAGACGGTGTAGATTGTTTATCAAATCCTGGTGCTATATTTACTTTTGCTAATGGCATGACAAATTATAACACTTTAAGATATTAGTTTAAACATCACCGTGATAGTTCAGATTGAAAGGAATAGCATATTTTATCTCATCATTTTGATGAGGATTTGTATAATGTTGAAGGCACGATGAAAAAGTAATAAATGTGCCTTTTTTTGGTTTTATAGCTAAACTCAAATCTGGAAAAAATATTTCTTGATCAACATCATTTAGATATAAAATACCAGAATAAACTGAACCATGATGATTATGTTTTTTACTATAACCATTTTTTTCTATTTTTATTCCCCAAGCACTTTTAAGGAAAACTGCCTCGTATGATATGTGGTCTTTTAAAGATTGAAGTCCATAGTTCAAAACTTTCAAAAAATTTTTGTCGTTGTTAAATGCATCCCATGTAGTCATTTTACCCATTACACTTGTTTTATAATGCAATAAGCTTTTTGTAATTTTTTTTTCTATCTCTGAGATAAAATACTTATCATCAATTTCTAAAGTAATTTCATGAAAAAAGACATCTTGTTTGATAGATCTTTGTATTATTTTATTTATCTGTTTTAGCATCTGGATTCTTATCTTGCACTTCTACATCTTTAATAAAAGGATTATCAAAATACATATTCCAGTTCATGATACAAGTTAAGAGTGTCCCGCCAAAAGCACGGAAACTTTCTTGTGTAAATCTTAATCTTCTGTACTTTATTAAAGTCCAAACTTCTTTCCAAGTAAATATTAAATCAGCTTCACCAGTTTTTTTATTCTGTTCTATTTTCATTTTGTTGTTCCTAATATAGCTCTCTTATCTTTGAACCATTCTTTGTGCGGACCATTTGCATTTACATAATGTAAAAAGACTTGAGAGTGCCAATCTCCTTTAAACTCCTCTCGCCAATGTACAAGTTCACAACCACGATAAATGACAGCATCACCATTTTCAAGTTCTATTTCTCTACCTGCCATAAAAATTGGCCACTTCACTCCACAAGAATTTATTTTTACAGTTACACTATATTCACACGATGGTCTGTCTTTATGTTTTTTTAAATCTGCACCATAAGTATACATTCTCCAAAATGTATAAGTAGGTAATAATTTAAGGCCTGTTTCTTTCTCCATCAAATCTTTTTTAGTAACTAATAAAGAATCAGTGGCTGGATCTCCATAGTACATTGTATCCCCTTGGTCGTTTTGTTGTAAATCAAAACTATCAAAATTTGTTCTATGTTTTAATCTTGTAAAATGAGTAAGAAGATCCACTTCTTCTTTTGTAAGAAAATTTTTAATATGTTTATAACCTTTTTCTAATGCATCCATGATACTACTGAATATCTAGTCCCTTTCGTTAAAGGCTCTACTGCGTGTGGAAACATAAAATGACTTGGCCAAATCACTACATGACCAGGTTTAGTTTCCATTTTTATTACTTTATCGTCTAATTTAAAACATAAACTGCCACCCTCATAATCATTATTAAGCATTAATATTGAACTATATTTTCTATTCATTGTTGGACCATCATCAACATGAAATTTATAATGACCACCTACACCATATCTTAATGCCTGCATGTCAAAGATAGCTGCTCTTTGAATATCAGGAAATTCTTTTATATAATTATTCATTTGTTGCACTATTAAATGACTTAAAAAATTGTGCCAATGTACATTACTCAAAGAGTCATCTAATGGATTGAGACCTAGAATTTTTACATCTCTTACGGATTTATCTGTGATATCTCTTGTTCCATCACCTACTACGCTGCCTTCAACAAATTTTTTTTCAGCAAAAGTTTTATTTAAGAACTTTATAAAATTAGAAATAATTTTTGCGTTGGGTATACAAGGGTATTGTTTGATATATTTTTGTAGATACATAAAATCTTTTTATTAGAAAAAAAGATAAAAGGCAACTAATTAGCTATAAAATTACCGTGAAAAGGAGCTGATGATTCGTTGTCTAACCAGTATCTTATAAAACTTACATTCAAAGGAAATGAGATAGAAGACTTATCTACATTTTCCAAACCAGTTTTAAAAGCTTCTAATCTTGCTTTCAAGTCTGCAAAAGCAGCTTCGTTTAATCTTGAACCTTTAGTTTCCAAAATTTTAGAGACCATCTCTAAATGATAATTTTTAATTTTATCAAAATCGTCAGATGATATATTTTCAATATCGTCTGGGCTACCTTTTAAAGGATCTGCAAAAACTACATTGTCGCCATCTAATTTAACTGTTTTTTCATTAGCAATAAAACTATGATAATCGTCATCACTTACTGTTTTTATTTTTCCATTTGATTTAATAACATCAAAATCACCTCTGTGAAATTTGATATCATTTTCCTCTTTAACAGCTAAAGTTGGAGACCCATCATTATGAAAATATATACTAGCCATTATGTTAATTTATCCTCAAATATAAGTATTGCACCTGGACGACCAGCATTTGCATTTGAATTTGGACCTGAAGATGATCCTCCTACACCATAAACTCCAAACTCATTAGGATTACCTGGAGCTGGAGCTGAAACGAAAGCAGCAAGGTAAGGTCCAACTGCTGCGTTGGCTCTATTTGAAACTTGTGGACTCGAATCAAATCCTGATGACTTTGTTAAATTAATTAATAGAGTTGGTCCTGATGCTGTTCCTGGATTACCACCCAAAGGATACTTTGCTTGGTTTGATGGGTTTTGGTTAGGTGCTGGAACTGAAGATAATCCGCTTCCTCCCGTGCAAGTAACTGTTGCAGGGTTAGCAAAAGTCGTATTAGATCCAGGATTTCCAGAGTAAACCATTGGACCAGCTACACTGTTTCCGCCTGCACCTATTGTGTAAGGAGCAGAGAAAGGTGATGGAGCTGGTGAAGTTACTGGGGCTTTGAAAACTCCAATACCTCCGTTTCCTCCTGGACCCTTAGCATAATCTCCTGGTCCTACGCCACCTGATCCACCGCCTGCGCAAGCATAAATTAAAAGTTTAGTCGTGCCGCCCTGAGCTGTGAAAGTTGCCGTGGAGGGACCTGAGTCGAAAAAAGTTCTGACCATGTCATTAGATCCTGCAGTTCCTGAAGAGGCTGATGTAATTCTTCCGTCCTCGTCAACTGTAATGTCAGCTGTCGTATAAGATCCTGCTGTAACAGCTGTTGATTGTAGCTGGTTTGGTCCCACAGAGTTAGCTGCCATTTTAGTTAGTGTTACAGATGATTGTGTAATTTGATTTGATGTTACAGCGTTTGCAGCAAGCTTTGCTGTTGTAACATTTGATTGTAAAATTTTTGCAGTTGTTACTGCGTTGTTAGAAATTTTCGCAGCAGTTATTGCGTTATCAGCAACATGAGCAGTTCCAATAGTACCTCCTAAAGTATCTAAAGAAATTTCTTTTAAGTTTGTTCCATCAGCGTATGCAGCATAAATTTTTGCAGCGTCTAATGTAAATCCAGTTCCTGAAGCAGTTTTAATAGTTAAGTTTGCAGGGTTAGTTAATCCTGTGCAATCAAAAATGTAAAATTTTTCTATTCCATCAGGGACTGTGCAGACTGTGCTAGCAGCAATTGATGCTGTAGCAAATTTAATCACCATGTTTCTTGCATTTGATAATGCAGCATTACTCATCGCTAAAGCTAAAGTTCCACCACTAGATAGTGTAACTTGTTCAAAACCTGCGATGGCTTGTTGAACTAGATTTAAATTTGTATTAGTTTTATCACCCCATGTACCAGCGTTTTCACCGGTTACCATAAGTTCTAGTTTTAGATCTGTAGAAAAACTTGATGCCATATGACTCCTATTTTAACAAAATTAGGCTGCTCTATCAACCTCGGTCCAAATATTATTTACACCTGGATCGATCTCGCTCCATGGCGTTACATTAACTGAGCCTATATTTGCTGTCAACCCTATACCAGAAACATCAATATTTGCACCACCAACTATTGAAACTGATCCCACCGAGCTTGTTAAAGCTTGTCCAGTAACATCATAAGCTGATACAGGAATAATAGATCCTACTGAATTAGTTAGTAGTCCTGCTGTTGTAAGAGTTTCTACTGTGCTTTGTTCTAAAGTCGCTGTGCCTAGAGTTAACGACATAGCAAACATAGTCACATCTACTTCTGTTTTATTTTCAGGAACCACCACTCCAACAGATGAAGATAAAGATTGACCAGTTGGAACTACAGTTGCTTCTCCGATAACACTATCCACACCACCTATTGAAGTTTGTAGGGCTGCCTCGCCAACGAATACTGTCGGGTTTCCATCTATGGTTATGGAACTCAATCCTTGAGTAATGGTAATTAAATCCATACCCGATTGAACGATAGTTACATCAGTTTTAGCTGTAGCAGTGCCTTGTGATAAAGTTGCTTGTTGTCCTGTTGCAGCGACAGAGAAAGTTTCACCCCAAGCTCTGTTACCCCAACCGCCTCGGCCCCAACCTAACTCTACCTTAGCGTCTATAGTTACTGAACCTATACTTGAAGATAAACTTTGGCCTGAACCTAAAACAGATCCTGTAATACCCCATGCTCCTGAGTTCCATTCAGCTCTACCCCAACCATTCGCAGATCCTGCAAATTCTAAAGGACCTAAAGTTGATGTTAAAGATAATCCTGATACAGCAGCAGCGGAAGAAGATTGATCGCCATAAACTCCAGCCCCCCAAGTTTTCGCTCCCCAAGTATCTTGAGTGATATCCATGATACCTCCCATGCCGATACCATGGTAATAACACAAATAGAAAAAATCCGTTTCTGAGGATGGAGTTACCTCAACATATCTAGTTGTAGCTGCATTGAATGTTGTGGCATTAACATAATTAGCATAGTTAGAGGCACCATCTAAATAATAAGTTACCCCAGATGTGAGGTATTGATCTCTGCTTGTTGTTGTAGAAAAAATTAAAGGATGCCCATCGTTTGATGCATCGCTTTGTTCAAATCGTAGAGTTCCACCGTTGACCCAGGATACTGTTCCTGGACCTGTTGAATTTCTAGCACCATCTAAATAATAGACATTACCAGACCCGCCTCCGTAGAGGCTACCCGATGCTACGGTTACGGTGTAAGTGTAATTTGCCATAGCATCGGCTCCCTCCTAAATTATGCGATTCTCAATATTGCTGCGCTCGTTGTAAATGCTGGAAACTGAATTGTAAAAGTTCCTGCAGATGCAGTTTTCTCACCGCCAAAATCTAATACAGCTACAGCTTTATCACCGTTAGTGTCATTGTAAATCAAAGCACCTCTTGCTGTGATTGTAACACCTGTAAAAGATAAATCAGAAAAATCTGTAATAGCTGTGTTCGTAGCTAAAGATGTTCCTGTGTTTACAAGTGCTTTACCACCAGAAGAGTATCCACCTGACGGTGAAGATACTTGTCCTCCAGTTGTAAAAGATGTTGTCGATTTTCCTAGCGTAGCAGGTGTTCCGTACAAAGCTAGTTTGAAACTGTTACCACCTGGGTTACTAAAATTGTGAGTCGCTTCTAATAATTCTTTTTTAAAAGAATTACATATTGCGTTAGTTGTTATTGCCATTTTATCTCCTTAAATTTATGGTGACGGTGAAGTTATTTTGATTCGAGGAACTCCACTGTCGTATTCTCCTCTTCTTCGTCTACCCATTTGCTGTAGACCAAAAGCTTGTATGCTTTGATTATACCTGTCAGAATACAATTTGTATAGATCTTCAGGTCCTTTTAAAAATCCAAAACACTCTCTTAGAACTCCATACAATAGCATGGCTTCTTGATGCTCTGATAAAAAAGTGTTCGTTGAACTGTCAAAATGAGGCGGGTCTTTGATATAGTTGATTTGTATATCAAACGCTGCATTAGGTGTAGGAGCTAATAATATATTTGTCTCATCCCAATTAGCAAAATATTTTGGTGTGCCAGTAACAGTCTCGTTTGGAGCAAATTCAGATATAAAGCTTGTGTCTTTTTTCTCTAAAAAATCTCGTACATTTGAGCTTATGATTTGCACTGATCTCAATATTAAAAGATCAGCGGGCATAGATACATATCTGTTACCACTGGTTGTATTTGAGTTAGCGTATTTTCTTAAATCATCATAATCTACTTGCCCTGCAATATCTAATTCTACATTTCTTATAAATTGATCTAATAAAGCATCGCTAAGCACATTACTATCAACTTCTGTGTAGTTTCTTACTTGTGTTAAAAATGCTGAGTGTGTTATTGCCATTATGATACACTCACTGTTACTGATCCAACCAAAGCTGAAGCTTCTCTTCTTCTATTCTGTAGAGATGGATCTCTTGGTTGCATGGTTTGTAAAGATGTAGTTATTCCGTTGCTTGTAACCTCAGTTTCAAAAGTTTCAAAGGCAAAGTCTCCTGGCAAAGACAAGTTAGCCACTCCAACTGAAATGCCTCCAGAGTCAGCTAATGTGTCATCATTTGAAGCAACAGTTTTTGGTTGTTGAAATCTTTGTGGTCTAGCATTTTGTATAGCTATAGCATCAGCGGTAACTCTTTTTCTTCTTATTTGAGGATGTTTTTCTTCATATTCAGATATATGCACAAATGAGCCGTTCCATTCAGTCACCATTTCTTGATATGGAAAAGCTTGTCCACTTCTATCAGATATTGCTAATGATCTATTTCCGTTTGCGTATTTAGCCATTATGATACATTTGGAAAGTATGATTGAGGAGAGATATATAATGATGTTCTCTGCCCATCTTCTTCCAAAGCCCTTTTTATTTCATCTTCATAAATTAATTTCATAGCTTGTAATCTATCAGGTGCTTTCTTCATTGCTAAATAATATGCAAGTCCAGCACACATGCATGGTAAAAATCTGTAAACAACATCTGCTTGTTGACCATTATAAGCTGTAGCGTCTTGTATTCTATTGATAGTGTAAAATTTTAAAGTCGTAAATGTAGATGCGTCAGGTGCTTGATATAAAAATATTTGAGGTGTTGTTTGTCTATCAACAAAATATTGTGATGGTTGACCTGTAGCTAATTTATTTGGTAAAGCCGCGTAAGCAGATCTATCTATTTTAGTTAGTGACACATCTTGTGTATTAGCATTATTTGAAGCTGCAGCTGTTGTTGAAATATAAGCTTCTAAAACATCACTAACTGCTTCATCAACTGCATACTGAGCAGTTCCTGAAACTAAAGCGACTTCATTTAAAGTTACTTTCCAAAGATGAACGCCTCTATTGCCCCAATCAGAAAATAATAAATTCAAAGATCTTCGAGCGGTTTTTAAATCGTAACCACCCATAGCTCTTTGACCACATCTTTCGTATGCTTCGTTAATGATGTCATCAATATTTAAATCAAATGAAGATTGACCTGATGTTGCCATTATAAAATACCTCCGTAGTAACTCATCATTCCACCCTTACTTGCTTTCGCAAATGTTCTTACATTAGTTGGCTTTCCACCAACTCCTTGTGCTTTGCTTCTTTTCCTTGCAACGGCACTCCGCCTCTGGGATTCTGTCATCCTTGCCGCTTTGGCAGCAGGGACGCACTTTGGATACTTTCGTTTTGAACCACTTGCAGATTTTCTTCCACATTTTTTGAAACCTCCGCCTTTTTTCTTTGCTCCAATGTCAACCCAATCTTGTCTGAACCATTCTTTAAGTCCACCTTTTTTCATTCCTGCTGGGACACAATTTGGAACTAATTTACCACCTTTTTTCTTCATTCCCTTTTGTTCATACCCAACCCAACATGAACCTCTTTTTGACATTAGATCATACCTTTGTAATAATTCTCGTAAGACTTATTAGAAACACTTTGCCCATCAATTTCACTTTTAATATAAGAGCCTGTGTATGCACCTTTTTTTGCTTTTATTGTGCTTAAAGTTTTTGCTTGGCCCAAATGTAATTTAGACGCTTTTTTCAAACCTTTGATGACCTTGTTAACTTTTACTTGATCACCTTTAGCATACTTCATCATTCCACCCTTCATGGCTGGTTTAGGTCCTCTAAAATCTTTTCTTTTTGTGCCTCTATCGTCTTTAATTTTTCCTGCACATACTTTAGACGCGTAGGCGTTAGCATATGCTGAGGGGTACACAGCGAATTTTCGCTTTGCTGCTGCTTTACCTCTTGGACATAGTTTAGTCATTTTGTTCTCCTTCTTTAGTGGCCACCTTGAGAGATGTTTTCTCCTTATTGCGGTCGTACAACTTCTTGGATTGTATCACTTTCGGTCTGTAAGTTCTAGACCTTACGGCTTTGGCGAATTTGTTTTTTGGCTTGATTTGCAATATTAACCACCTGTGTTTTACCCATTACTTTAGCACGCTGCTCCATGACGGTTAATATTTGTATTTTTCTTGCGAATGGTTTGTTAATATTCTTTACTTTCCGCACAGTAGCTCTTGCATCAGCGGGTGTAGCAAATTTTATCCTAACTGTATCTCTAGGATTCTCATCAGTATACAGCCTTCTACCAGATCCTTTTGGTTTTTTACCTGTACCTTTTCTAGGATCTGCCACGCTTCATCTCCTTGATGTGCCTTTTGATTACATTTGATTGTTTTTTATGTAATTTAGAAGCTTTACTTAATGCCTTTGCAACTTTTTTTAATTTTCCGTTTTTTATTCCACCCTTTGAGAAAACTTTAATTTTTCGTTTTTCACCACGAGCTCCTCTAAGTTTACCTTCAATCTGTTGTGGTATCTGTGATCTTCCTATTGGCATATTATTCAACGGCTCCCATAATCCATAATATTATAAAAATGTAGCAAATTGTTTCCATTATTCTAACCATGGTGTATATGAAACCTTACCATCTATTCTTTGAGCACGCAATGATTGATTTCTGTTATGATCACTAGAATAACTACAATGTACCCAGCCCGATGACGGTTCGCCATCACGGTAAAATTCTAATATGAGCTGGTCGTATTCTAGCTCATTCTTGATGTAAAGAGCTAACTCTCTATTATCTACACCCGGTATTTCAAAATCTGCTGCGGCTGCTTTATCATCTGCCACATGTTGACTGTTGACTGAACTTCCTATCTCTAGGCACAGCTGAGCACAACGGAATCCTGATGATATAATTAAAGGTTTATCAAAGTGTGATCTAATTGGCTGTAATATATTAGTAGCTAATGCTTTTAGATTTTCAATCTGCGCAGGATTAGGGTTATTATTAATTCCTTTACGCTCTGCTGTTTGGCTTTTGGTAAGCTCATCTAATGTAATGTTAGCGGTCAATTTCATTTTTTCTTCTCCTCTATTTCATAAAAAAATTTATCTGTGTCTTGAGTTCTCCACTTACTTGTATCTTCAACATTCCATTCATTAGTTTGCACCTTCCAATCAGGAACATTATCTTTAACTGTAAATGAGGGTATATCCCAAATTAATCTATTATTTGGTTGTGCTGCATAGTTACCGTCATCTAACGCTAATACATGGGCACATTTATGTTCATGTGGTATTTCAGAATGATCTGTATCTAATATATTTGGATCAGGATGAGCAAAATCGATCGTAAATAAATATTTACCATGATGCCACTTTTTATCTTTACCAATGTATTTTCCAGCTTGTGATTCTAGAATGTCCCAAGAATGAACAGCAGGATAATAACTAAAACAGTTCCATAGAACCAACTCGTCAAGCCTACGCTTAGGAACACAATCCGGTTTAAAGCCCCTTTGAATAAATGCAGATATCGGTAGACGATAGAAGATAGCTCCATTTTCCATAATACAATGAAAAAGAGGACTACGCCCCGTGATAGCCGAAATACCAAAGATAATGCAGTCTTCAACCTCTCCGTGATGTTTTTTAAGATCATATAAATACTCCCTTCTAATTTGTGCGTACTCTACAGGTATATTTGCGTTTAGGTAAGCCATAATAATTTATCCTTATCACTTAAATAACAATATTTCAAAGCACTGTTTTTCATTAAGAAAAACAAATCATTTGTATCCTCACATAATACTCTACCTGGTAAGTTAAGTGAAGTGTTTAGTACGACTGGAAGTTCTGTAAGTCGATTGAACGCACTAATTAAATCATAATATTTACTATGAAAGTGTCTATTTAAAGTTTGTATTCTGCTGTAGTTATCAATAGAAGTTACATGTTTTAGCCTTTTATCCTTACTTTTATAAACAAACATCATATAAGGAGATGTTTGATTTGGTTTAATTTCAAATAATTCTGAGGCATTTTCTTCTAAAACAGTACAAGCAAAAGGTCGATACCACTCTCTTTTTTTTATTTTATTAATCTTATCTACAATAGAATTGTCTAAAGGATTACCTAATAATGATCTAAAACCTAAACCTCTTTGACCTTGCTCTGATTTACCACTGAATATAGCAACTGGCTCTTTCACTAAAATTTCTGCAACTTCTTGAGGTGTTATATTCTTACTTTTAAATTTATCTAAAGATATTTCAGGATCAAAGCCTGAACAAATATGTTTTAAAGGTTTTACTTTCACATTTGTATGATGTAAAGCAGCACCTAAAGATATTCCAAAATCTCCATTAAAAGGATCTGCTAATATGTTCTTTTTTGTTTCTTCTTTTATAAATGAATTATTTAAAACATTCTGTGTACAGCCACCCGATAGAACTAAAGTGTTAAATTTTTTATTTATTTTTTTTATTTTATGTAGAAACAGAAGCTGAAAAACAATTTGAAAAGTTTTGACAAAATCTAGCGTTTTAGAGTCTCTAGCAGTATGGTTAACACTCGGGTTCAACATAAATCTATTTAAATAATTTAAAGGTTCATAACTTTCCTCAACATTACTCATCCAATTTAAATTCCAATTATTATTAAATACCAACTTATTAGCAATATCATTGTTAAAATTACCATATGATGATAAGGCCATAGCCTTTCCCTCTTCATTAAGATCAAGGCCTAATTCATATACTAATTTTTGATAGGCTTTACCTAAGGATATATTTCTAGATATTAAAAATTTTTCATTAAGTACATTTATCTGCCTATTTGTATTGTAGTATTTAAATATAGGCTTTAAATCCTCATCATAAACGCTTTCGCATTCTGTCCCTTGTGCTCCATTAATAAATTGATTATTATCATTTTGTAGTGATTTTAAAGCGCCATCTCCATCAGCAATAAAATAAACCACATCTTTAGGATAGTTGAAAAAATGCCTAGCGCACTTTGCATGAAATATATGATGTTCATTGTTATGTACTGCAACAACTTTTGATGGATTAATATTTAAATATTTTCTTAAAAAATTAATTAAGGGAATTTGAATCCCTCCCATCGCAGTCACAATAACTTTATCAAAATTAATTTTTAATTTTTTTATTTTATCAAATACTTCAATAGATGGATAAAATTGATTTTTTAATCCGTTAAATCTTTCTAATTGATGATGTATAACTATTTGATCGTTTTCAATGATAGTCACACTTCCATCATGCCCCATGTGGAATGACAATATATTCATGTAAAATTAATTTAATATTAACTTTTTTATTGTCTTTGTGCCATCAATATTTTCTTCTAATTCTGCTTGAGATCTAATACATTTGTATTGAACATTTGGCGTGAACTGTCTCTCCGCGATACGCTTATGGCGAAGGCATTGGGCCATACCCTCTGGCTGGATACGATGTTCCTTAATATCTGGCCCTATAAACATTAGAAGGGCTACCACCTCAGCGATCATAATATTTTACCTTTATTCTTACCTTCTTTAATCATATATTTTTGTGTGCCATTAGCACCAATCTCAACTTCTTGCTTAAGATGTTTTACATAACTCATTTGTTTTGCCTTCTTCTCCATATCAGATATGTACTTAATTACTTTTCTTACCATTCGATCCATTATAATACATCTCCCTATTTTTGTCTTTCAGTGCCTCGATATCTGAAAGAACTTTATCCATTTGTTTTTGCAGAAACTCAATATTTATTCTATTATTCATCATTGAATCTATATGTTTATTAATCTTATCAGTAGTCTTATATAGATCCTCTAACATCATAAATTGCTCGCTATCTGCGGGTAAAGATCCCATTTCACCACGCGGCCATTTTATTCTGAATTCTGTGTTTTCTTCAAGATCTTTTTCCATTAATTCTAATCTTGTAGAATGTTGATTTAATTTTTCGTGAATGCCAAAATAAGCCCATGTGCCGATCGCAATTATTGCGATCAGACTGGCAACCGTTTTCATTGGCATTTGCACGGCAGCCGATTCAGAAATTTTTAAGGCCATAAATTACCTACTTATAAAATCCTTTAAACACCCAGGCCACCCATTTATTCCATAAAGCTTTAACTTTATTCCAAATGGTTCTTACTACCCATAAGATCTGTTGTTTTATTTTTTCTAACATTTCCATCTCCTTCTAGCTTGTCTTAATCTAGAGTTAGGATCTTTAGCTGCTTTTGGAAACTTCTTCATTTGTCCAGCACTTCTAGCACAAAATGATTTCCGTCTCTTTGCCGCCTTAGATCCAGGTTTTACTTTACCTGTAACTGCTGTTCTAAGTTTTGAACCAGGATTATCTCTCCTATACTTAGCAACACCAGCTGCTGTCATCCCCGCACCACTTTTAGTAGAACGAAAATACTTTTTACTTCGTGGAGGCATCACATCGCCTCCACGCTTTAATTTTAAAAGTTCTAATGTGTATACTTTATTAGTAACTTCCATCGAAAAATACCGTTACACTGTCAAAACCACCACTTATATCTATAAATGCTCCATTAGGATAACGAATACCATTATCAGGAATATAAGGATCGATTAAACCAGATGCAGCAGGTGCGTCTAGTTCTAATCTTTTATCTCCTGTTTGTGATCCATTTCTAATGACCATTGCTCCAGCGGCCGAGGATTTTGAAACTCCGTGCATCCCTCTAATTCTTGTCGCTCCAGCAAAAACTATTCCTGTTGTGTCAGTTGTGGCTGTAAAGCCAGCTGATACCGCAGTGATAGAAGCATCGTGAGCGATTTGAGTCACTGTCAAAAACTTAGTTGAGCCAGTCACTGTGTTTGAGTTTGGACCAGTTCCTATTGTTTCTGTAGCAGCATTTCCGCTTGCGTCAGTTCCCGTAATTGTGAATGAAACAGAGGCGTTATTAGATGCAGAAGTAAGTGTTACGGTAGTCGACATATTTGAACCATCGTTTACAGAAGCTCCAGTAAGTGTCATGTCACCAGCGCCTGATTTTGTTTGCACGCCTGCTAATGAAATGTTACTTGCCGAAACAGCTTTAAACATTTTTGCCTGAATACTTGAACTAGCCATATTTTCTCCTAATTAGGAGCTCCCTAAGGAGCTCCAGTTTAATTATTACGCTGCAAATGCAAACGCACCAGTAACAGCTGCTGCTGCACCAGTGAATTCAGTTGCAATGTGCCATGTACCTTCTTCAAAACACATGAAAGCAATTTTGCCTCCAGTTGTTAGAAGATTAGTTGCTGCGTCAGCTGGAGTGAAAACTAATTGTGTTTCACCTGCTGCTGAAGTATCAAAAGTTACTTCATTTGTGTTTCTTGATTCTATCAAAGAACCTGTAGCCCAAACATCAGAACCTGCTGCATTAAAAGTTAAAGTTGCAGTTCCGCCGGCTGTGTCTTTTGATTGAACATAAACAGCGATAGCGCCTCTTGTTGCTGCGGGTAGTGCCACTGCACAAGCTGCTGCTCCAGTGTAGTTTACAACTGCTATAATTCCATCAGCGATAGAAATATTTGCTGCTGTTGCTGTGTCAGCTAAAACCAGACCTGTAAGATCAGGCATGCCTGAGCTCATTCTTGTTGTAACTGCACCTGTTGATGAGTTTTTAGTAGCCATTTGAAAGCCACCTTCGGACCTAACTGGTCCGTTAAATGTAGTTGATGCCATAATTTTCTCCTTTGTATAGCGTTCGTTATGTAGTCTCTATACCGTCTGCCTAGCCAGTCTACATAATAAATTTATATCTAGGTTGTTTTTATTATACATAAAAAAAGGGGCGATGTGAACACCGCCCCTTTCAATTCGTAATACTAATGTAAGTATTAGACTAATTTACCATTTCCAAATATACATCTAGGATCTGAGAACCCGAATGAATATCTTTCTCTAGCTTTAAATCTAACATTACCAGTATCGAAGTCACCTTCCATTGCAGTCTTGATTGGTGATCTAACGAACATTTTTAGTCCATTAGGCACATCAGTCAATAGGAAGAAAGCATCCGTGTCAGTTAAAAAGTTATTAACTCTGTAACCTTGC